AACGCGCCGATAATTCCACGGCAGGTAGCCTGCTGCCGAGCCCGTGCCGCCAGGCACAAAGGTCACGTACGAGCTAAGTCCGCCGATCTCAACGCCGTCTTTCAACGCACGAACTTGGCTGAACGTCGAGCTGCCAGACGCTACGCGAGATATCAGACCGGACATGCTGATCAAGACTACCGTCGACTCGGTAAGCGTGAGCGATAGCGACTGCGCTTCCGTGTATGTAGTCGTGGAGTTGTTCGTGACGGCTCCGTCGGTTTCGGCCACAACGATGTCGACCAGCCCCCGCGTGGCGCGCGCTTCGACCGGCGCATTTTGCGTGTTCAGGACGTTGATGTCCGCCGCGTGGTCTCCTGTGACATCTGCGCCAGCTTCCGCAGGTGCATTTTGTGTCAAAAGCACGTCTATATCGGCCGCGTGATCGCCGGTAACGTCTGCGCCCGCCTCAGCAGGAGCATTTTGCGTCAATAAAACATTTATATCGGCAGCATGATCTCCTGTGACATCTGCACCAGCCTCTGCAGGCGCATTTTGCGTAAGCAAGACGTTTATATCGGCAGCGTGATTCCCCGTAACGTCTGCGCCCGCCTCAGCAGGAGCATTCTGGGTCTGCAATACATTGATATCGGCGGCGTGATTAGCTGTGCGGTCTGCGTTGGCTTCTGAAGGCGCGTTCTGGGTCTGCAACACGTCAATATCGGCCGCGTGATTTGCCGTGCGGTCTGCGTTGGCTTCCGACGGTGCATTCTGGGTGAGCAACACATTGATATCTGCAGCGTGGTCGCCTGTAACGTCTGCACCAGCTTCCGCAGGAGCATTCTGAGTCAGCAGTACGTTGATGTCGGCAGCGTGGTTGCCCGTGCGGTCTGCGTTCGCTTCGGAAGGCGCGTTCTGCGTGAGCAGCACATTTATATCTGCAGCGTGGTTTCCCGTGCGATCAGCGTTTGCCTCCGAAGGCGCGTTCTGGGTCAGTAACACATCGATGTCGGCCGCGTGATCGCCTGTGACGTCTGCTCCGATTTCAGGCCTCCCTGTCCCTGTGACCTGCGTCGCGAAGTCAACGTCGTCTTGCGATGCGAGGGCGCCAGCACCGGAAACGTCCGCCACGCCGACTGCGCCCGCTGTCGCCTGCACGGTGCTTGTGTCGCTGTTGGGGTTGCGGTCGGAAACAGCGTCCACGCTATCGATTGAGCGCGCCCAATAGTATCGCTGCGTGCCGGGATCGAGGTCGTGGAAAAACGCCGTCCCGCGCGTGCTCGCAACCTGCGCAGCATTGGCGAAGGCCGAGTCTGCCGACGCGAAAATTTGAACTTCATCGAAAAGCGACGGCGGCTCAGGCTCATCCCACTGCACCAAGATGCCGTTGCGCTCAGCGGTCGCGGTCAGGCCGGACGGGGCAGGAACAGGAGGGCTTGCAAACGTGATCCCGCCAGAACTCGTGCGCTGCGAATAATCCGATTCTGCCGGGTCGTCATATGCGGAAGAAGCGTCCTCGATGACGTCAACATCGAATCCGTCTTGCGTGAATCGCCAGCCGGTAACTCTGAAAATCTTGTTGGTGAATCCGAGCGACGCAACTGAAACTTGGATTCGGTCTCCGACCGTCACATTCATCGCGCGAAAATTGAGCGGCAGGGTTGCGCGCATTTGCTGATTGCCAATCGCAATCAACTTGTACGCCAGCCGCTGCGCTTGGTATTCGCTCGTCACCATCGGCTGATCAACTGTTTCCACCAGCGTCGTGCCCAGATCACGATCAGCGATCAGCGTCGCATCAGAAACTGGCAAATACTGCGTTTGCGCATAATCTTCGGCGGCGTTAGCGAAACTGCCGCGAATCTTGTTGATCCGTGTGTCTGCTCCGCGCTCAGTTGAGATCGCGATGTCCCCAACGATGTCATCTTCGTCGAACGAGAGCACTGGTGCTTCGTACTCACCAGCTCGAATGCGAAACTGACCATCGCTATACGTCATCTGGCCGTTCATGGTCTGCAGGATGTCGCGAATATTCCGCTCATATGTTTCCGACGTGAAAAGCACGCCGTTGATCTCGTAGCGGGGCTCCGTGCCGCCGGGCACCACCACGCTTGCGTCGCATTGGTCTGCGGCTGTGGCGACCATGGCGTAATCAATGTCGTTTGACGTAATGCCCTCTTGCCCCATGCCCAAGCGCTCATCAATCAGATAGTCCGCGAGACATAGCGCTGGATTGCTGGAATGCTCCCAAGTTGTGGGGTCAGAGACTCGATGGCTCCCGCTGCCGTATGACTGCGTTGAGTCGAGCCGGGGGTCGTACACTTTCTTGCCGCGACATGTGACGCGAACATTGCTTGGCGCGCCATTGCGCCACAAGCTTGCGCTCCCCCGCGTGCTCAGTTCGAACCGTGTCGCAATGTGTGCCACGCCTCGCAGCCGGTGGGCGCTGGTCCAGTCCGAAAATCCAATCGACAACGCAGTTTGCGAGTCGCTCCCCAAATTTTTGAGCAGTTGAACCGGGCTGCGTCCGCTGATCGGCGCGTACTTTCCGCTCGTGACCTCGCCATTACTGTCAATGCTGGATGCCGGGATTTTATCGCCGTCAAGGAAAAGGTCCGTGATCCCGTCGACCTCGTGTCCCGCGATGGCAATGACCTGCCATAAATCGCTGTTGTCGTTGCTGCCGGTAGACAACCGCACGTTTGCGTATGCGAGTACACCCGACACTCGACGCGTGCCGTAAATCAGCCGCTGACTCTCCGTTGCAGAACGAAGAAGAACATCCACGCGGTTGCGTGCTTTTTTCGCTTCGTCTTTGAGCTTGTTTTTTTGTATCCCAGCTTGGGCGGTTCCAATTCCAACGCTGGCAATTATTGCTGAAGTGATTGGGAAGGATTTTGCAAGCCCGACGATGAACGTTTTGGCCTTTGTAATCGCAAGGATAGCGCTTGCCATCTTAAATCATCCATCCCTTTGCGATTCGATGCGCCCGCGCAACGATTATCCCGCCCGAGCTTGGCACGTATGCGCCACTACCTGATCGAGCGCCCATCATTTCAAAATTGGGCGCAGTGACTAGACACAGATCGCCCACGCGCAGCGCGGATGCGGCGACAGCAGGCCCAAGATAGGAAGATATCAGCGGCTCGAGCCCGCCGTGCGACTCAATGATTGTTTGCGCCTCCTTCTCCGACGAATATTGCCATTCGGCCCCGTAATCGTGCCCGGTCATCTCGCGCACGAGATGTCGAGCGAACTGGCAGCAATCCGCAACGCCGTATCGGAATGGGCGGTCCTGCCAATCAGCAGCGACACGCAGCAGCGTTGCAGCTCTCACCGCAGAAACTCCTCAGCGCCATCCTGCGGGACGCCCCCGCCGACGAATGATCCGCCGGGCGCGCCGCCATAGCTGACCGTTTGGCCACCCCAGATCAATTTGATGTCCTCAACATCGGCTCCATACTCAAAGCCAAGATCGCCAGAAAACAAGCCCTGCTGCTCCGCATCGTTGAACAACCGTCCGTTCGCGCGCTGGAGCGCAATCAGAAACGACTCCGCAACGACCTCTATGGCGCTCAATCCGTCAGCAGACTGGGGCGTGACCATGTTCACTTCATTGATCCTTCCCCGCCAAAGCTTATGCGGATTGGCAAGCAGCTGATGCGCAGCGGAGAGGTAGCCATGCTGTAGTTTCACGGGTCGCAAAACTGCATTCGCGTCTTTCACCTCTGAGGCTAGCGTGGTATCAAGCCCGGAAAGCGTGAGTGAAAGCTTATAGGGGTTGATCGCCTGGCCCTCGCGCACCTCGTCAACCCGGCCAAGGTCGCCGACACCCAAAAACGTTTGGCTTGCGCCGTCGAAATCTGTCGCCGTTAGATCGCCGAGTCCCGAGTGGAGTCGAATCACGCCAGTCGGTGAATCAAAGTGCAGCTCCACGAAAACAACCGGCCGAACGACTTGCGCAGCAATCGCCGCTTGGTTGTCGGACGACAGACCTCGAGTCACTTGCTCAGCTCGGAAAACAAAATCGCCAGGCCGAGCGACGGCGTGGTGCTTCCGGCAAGGCTTGCGCGCACGCCAATCGTCACCGTATCCGGGTATTCGAGGACCTTTGAACCATCCGCCGTGAAAGTCACGTCGCTTGTGCCGTCCGTGATTTCCGCGTATGTCCCCGTCGCATTGTCTAGCAGCGTGACAGTGCCGCTGCCAAATGAACCGTTAACCTTGACGTAGCATCTACCCCTGCCCGTCACAGTCACAGTCCCGTCCTCGTCAAGCGTCCCCTTAAATTGCCCGCTCGCTGTCTGCGTCGCCATATCCGCCTCCTAAGCCAAGACGTCCTCGATGCACTCGATCGTCATTGATGAGATGAACGCTGGTCGAGAAGACCAGCCCATGCGCGGCTGCACGAAGCGAAACACGCCGGTCGCAGACGGCCCCATGATCAGCACCGTCTCGTCAGCCGGTGCGGCGCGCAGCTCTGGCACGAATGATAGCGTGATCTCCCCTGAGGCGTTGCTCGAAGCGTCCTCGGTTGCCATTTTCAGTTCGTTGCCGACCTGGAAGAAATCACCCGCCCGAACCCAGTTGGAGACTGATGCCGAGCAGCCGTCTACGCTGAGCGAGTTTCCGGTCTGTGCGGCCCCGTTGACGCGAGGCGTGCCGCCGAATGCGCCGCGCGGGCTATGGTCTGCCGGAGAAAGCGTGAAGTTATCTGCGAGCCCCAGCACTTGGATCACGAACGCCTGCAGCACCGATCTGTCGTTGCTAGCGAGGGTCGCGAACTCCAGGGTCACCGCCCATCGCTGCCCTGCACGCTGCGCGACTTGGATCGCGCCAGAAATGCCGACGAATTGCTGGGTGTTCGAAATGAGCTCCCAAGACATCGATGTCGGAGAAATGGACGGGAACGTGCGGGTCGTCACAGTCTGCCCCTCCGCGCAAGGTCAAATATCTCAGCCTTTTGCGCTTCCAGCTGCCGTTGGAAAAAGATGCGGTCTTCTTCCGTCGCCCCGCCGTTAATGGTGACGACAGGGGCGTAAGTGAGTCCGCCCATCATCGCATTGTTGGGAGTGATTGTGCCGGTGCGGCCCGCAGTGAAAAGCTCTGGGCCACGTTCGCCCACTAGATATGTCCTCCCGCCCGTCACCGTGCCGCCGTCCGCCATCGGATCAATGGGCGCAGATCCGCCGCCGCCAAGACTGCCCAAAAGCCCCCCCACAAGTCCTGAGGTGAACATGCCGGACAGAGATGATTGCAATTGGCTCTGGAGCGCTTGCGTCGCCATCTGCTGAAGGAGATTGGTGAAAACTACGATAGCGCTGTCAGCGCCATCAGTGACCCCGCGCGTGATTGCGCTTGCAAGCCCTTCCTCGAGCCCGGAAAACAACTCCCCCGATTCTGACGCTTCTTCAAGTCGCTCGCCGAGCTTCTCAATCTGCTGGTTAAGCACTTCTTGGACGCGTTCCGTACCGCCTAAAGCAGCAATCTGTTCTTGCGTGAGCAAATTGAATGCATCTGTCAATTCACGCACAGCGTTGGCGTAAGCCACAAAGGGGTCAAGGTCCGAGAAAAGCTCGAAGGCGTCCTGTTGCGCCTGAGCGGCTTTTTCTTGCGCCGCTGCGAGCGCTTCCTGCTTCTCTATCTGAGCCTGTAAGGCGGGACTGGTCTCAAGGAAACGATCACGCGCAGCCACGACTAAATCGTTGAACTGCTCTTGAGTGATAACGTTGTCGGCAAGGGCCGCTTCGTACCTGCCGATATCATCAGTGTAAATCTGAATGGGGGGCCTGAGACGAGCAAGCTCTGTCGCAAACTCCTCCTGCCTTTTTACGAATTCTTTCTGTTCTTTTTCAAACTCAGCCGCCCGTTTATCCATGTACCGCCTAGCGCCGGGGACGACAGTCATGACGTTTTGAGGCGCATCACCGCTGTCCGAGGCGCTGTCGCCGAGGCCAAACGCTTCGCGGAGACCTGCGTTAGCCAGTTCAAGCTGGATTGTAAGCCTCTCTCGCTCTCGCTCAAGCGCCTCCAAAGCCTCACGCTCTTCCTTGGGGAGCGAGTCAAGAAACCTTTTCCGCCCCATGAATTGCTCTTTCAATCCTTTGCGGCTTGCTATCTGATCTTCAATCGACTCAAGTTGCTCTCGAACATTCCCCGAGACCATTGCCGCCGATATCCTAGACACTTGCACTTCTGCAGATTGAGCGACGTCCGCTAAAAAACTAAAGCCGGTCGCGAGCCCCTCCGTAATCTCCTCAAGACTGAAAAGCTCAGACAGAGCCAGCTTCAATTCATTCAAGGAATTGTTGAGTCGGTTTATGTCCCCATTAAGAGACTCAGCCCCCTGTCTCGCGCCCTCTGTGTAATCTTCACGAAGCAATCCGGCCAGTTTCGGCAGAAGGTCTTCCGCCAAAACCTCACCGTTCTCCAGCATGTCATTCAGCTCTGAGGTCGTGACCCCCATCGCGCGCGCTGCCAGCTGGAACGCGCCAGGCAAACGTTCGCCAAGCTGACCCCGCAACTCTTCAGCCTGCACGTTGCCCTTCGAGATCATCTGCTCAAGCGCACGCATCGCACCGCGCGTGTCATGAGCATCGAGCTGGAGAGCAGAGGCGGCGAGAGAGAGCGACTCAAAGATATCGCGCGCTGCACCACCTTCGAGCGCAGTGCCCCTTGCAGCCGCATTGAACTGAGCGAAGGAAGTCGCAGTGCTTACAAGATCGAGACCGAGCTTGTTGGCAATACCGGCGGCATCATCGAACGCAGCCTGTGCTGCAGCAGAAGACCCTGTGACGGATCGAAACGTTGCGTCTATCGCGTCGAATCGCCGCTGCACCCGCACCAACTCTTTGCTAAAGTTGACTACGGCACCAACGGCAAACGCACCAGCGAGCGCTGCGCCGAAGCGAACAACGCCTGAAGTCATCCGGCCGATACCGGCGTTGAACTTAGAGAATTGAGCCGAGTACCGGTCGCTCGCCTCAATCAGGACCTTAAATCGTTCGTCAGCCACGCTCATTCCTCATTCGAAAATACACAGCCCAGCCGACGTATTCGTGAACGTCCATCTCACCAAGTTCTGCGACCGTTTTCTTCAGCTCGTGCGCGAGAAAAAACTGGAACTGTAGATCACGGTCGCTCCTCAGTTTTTTTCTATTTCATCCTCGTCTGGCTCATCTTTGTTGATCTGGGCGAGGATGAAGCTCAACACGTCAGGGTCTAGGTCGCGCAGCATCTCCGTTTTCTGCATTTTGCGGAAATGCGGATTCCCGTCAGCGTCGCGCACACGCTGCATAAGCGTCAAACACATCGCCTCTGCAGTCTTGCCCTCGCGAGACAACTGCAGAACCTCAGACATTTCCAGAAGGTTAACGGCAGGCTTGATGTACACCGTGACATCCCATTGCGGGATGTAAAGCGGCTCAGGGCCGCCTGCCAACCTTGACCGAAAATGACGTTTGCCGATATCGAGCAAATCTTCCGTCTTGCCATCGCTCATACGGTTGTCTCAGTCAGTGCGCCGGTGCCTTGGAACGTGATCGACGCCTCAACCAGACCGTCAAACGAAGCCGTCCTCGTGATGCCGGTGACGATCACGCTGCCGGTATAGTACGTGTCCCCAGACTGATCGCCCTCAGGGTAGACCTGCAGCGTAGCCGTTGCGCCGTTCGTCAAAGCGCCTTGCCCGGTCGAATCGGTCTCGTCCCAGAAAACGTCAACCGAGCCACTGAAGGTCGCCAGGGAGGGAACGAACGTTCTCGCTGTGTCTCCCATGCTCGTGTTTTCAAGGGTTTCTGCGGTCTCCTCGATTGAGAAAGAGCGCACCTCGGCTACCGTGTTTGAGCCGACCTTTACGATCCCATCTGACCCCTTAGTCGTCGCCATCTTCACTCACCTCCTCAGTCTCTTGATCAGGCTCCGGCTCTGGCTCCAAGGCCTCAACCGGCAACCACCCCTTGCGGAGCATCTCATCAATTTTTGTCGGGTGAGGAATCACCTCGACGCCATCCTTCTCGAGTTTCATCAATCCTCCGACAGCATGAGTTGCGTCATGCCAGTGCCGTCGTCCATGACTACCTGCACGGTGTAATTTACGCTCGATATCACCATCGCATCACCCTGCGCCGCACCGCTAACGTCAGCAGTTCGACACATGACTTGCGGCTCTGTCGTCGCAAATTGCACAGACCCACCTTCGACCGCCTCAAAATCGTTGTCGAAGATCACCGTGATGGTCGATGCAGTGCCGCCTGAAGGCGTGAACGACGCCGAAACGCCGAAGTCGGCCAACAGGGCCAGTCTGTCTGCTGCGAGTTCAACCGCCATTTTTTCGTGGACGCCCTCGTCTACGAGGCTTGTCGTCCCCGAGACCGATTGCTCTATCCGTCAGCGGCTTGTCCTCGGGCAACGCCTCAATCGCACCCATCTGAAGCAACATACGCGCTTCGTCCGCGTCGATCTTCAGGACATCGCCGGGCTGCGTCGGACGGCTTGAGATCACACATCCACGCTTCACAAGATATTCCATGGTTCCTCCAAGGACAGGGGCGAGCCGGAGCCCGCCCCCACCTCATTAGCCGTCGTTGCCGAAGGCGAAGCTAGCCGCATGGCGCACTGCCACGTCGACTGAGCTAAGCGCTACAACACGCACGGTGCCAGACGTGCTGCCCGTCATTGTGTCCACGACGATGTCGACGCCGCCGAAAAATCCGAGAAGCAAATCGGAAAAATTCCCGAAATAGAGATTTCCGGCCGTGCCCTGATTGCTGACAATCGCGTTGTACCCGGCAATGGTCCCACCCGGCTCTACGACGAACTGCGCTGTCCCGGTGGCTTTCTCCGTAGTGCGGAGGCTTCCGTACATGGCGCTGGGCAGGATATAGCTCAGGTTGCCCATCAAGGCGTTTGAATTGGCGACCGCGGTCTCGAGGCTTATTACCTCCGAAAACG